TACGTTTCTAGTCGAGCTATCTTGCCTGCCTGTTACAACGTCTTCACCAATATTCGGGACGTAACTTGAAGCAAACGCGCCACTACCTAACATGCTGGGTGCGCCTCCATATTGTTGCATTGCAGCTTGCCTTGGGGTTCCGCGTCCGCCTAACAAGCCAAATCCTAGCAGGCCTCCTTTGCCTCTGAGGCCAAGCATACCTTTACCGCCTTGTTGGCTTCCACCACTAAACAATCTGCCTATGCCACTGGTCATTACGTTCTGCGGGTTCATTCGATCTTGGAACGCAGTGACTCTGTTAACAGGTCTTGCCATGCGATTAAGAAAATTACCTATCCTGCTACCGCCGGGAAAGCGTTGTCCTAACCTGCCTAAGCCCCGAAAGCCTCTGGAGAATAAGTTGGTTGCAGGTCTTCCAATAAAAGGCAATGCACCTATCCCAGTCCTGTTAGCAAACATTCTGCCAAACATCTGAGGGGCTTGACCGTAATTAAAACTAGGATCTATAGGTCCACGATATCCGCGCCTATAAGGAACAGGCACTCCGCCAAATCGCATGTTTGGTATGTCTTCTTTATTAACCGAATCAGGTTGTGTTGACAGGTAAGCCGTTCCTCCCAAAACGCCAGCGCCTCCTATCGAAAACATCTGGTCCTTGAATTGTTTTCTTGCCTCTTGCTTTTCAGCATTACCCTTATAGGTAACAACCTTCAAGCCCTTGTCTTTTAGCTTTTGAATAATACCTGTTTCTCGCTCTGGCACAATTGCACCCACAAACTCGTCCAGCTTGACTGCGCGTGTTGGCTTTGTTTCAAAATATTTAACATCAACCCCATGCACTTTGTCGTAAAGTTTTTTCAATTCAAATGTTAAATTTTTCAACACATCATCAGGCAAATCAGTAGCAACGTCATCGACACTGTAAGCCATAGGGCCAACGGAAGTAACGATCTCTTCTATTGTGTCCAAAGAGCCGCCAGACCTAACCGTTTCACTAATTAACTCTTCAAGAAAACCCGCAGGCACTTTCAAGTACCCTTCACCTACGTTAAAAGAGGCGTCTTCTATGATGTCTTGGATTTCTCCGTATGAGTTATAAAACTCGCGTTGCAGTTCAGAACTCTCCGTAAACGCAGCAGGCATTGACTCTCCAGAACGAAGCAGCCTTCCCTCTGCTACAGCCTTGGCTTCACCTAAAGACTGAATAGGCGTTGCTTCTGTTGAGGCAGCAAGCAACTGGCTGATGTTTGCAATATCATCCATATCGCCTTCTGAGCTTATTTCCCCAAGAATCTGGCTTCTGCCACTCATTTCAGCAGCAATCTCATCAGCATCAAAAGGAACAGGGCCGTCATAGCTATCTGTGTACAGGTTAGGAAAATATTTTTGAAACAACTCTTCTTTGAAATTGTTGAATTCTTTCAGAATCCTTTCTTTACTTTTCTGATCCATGCGATCAACAACGCTCATGCCAGTTTTTACTAACTGGCCGTCAAAAGAATTTTGTTTTTCTACATCGTTAACGTAATCAGTGCCGTATTTATCTTTGAAAAACTTGGTCAACAAAAAATTGTCGAAATTTTTTGGAAGGTCACCAGAAGCCATGAATAATTCTTTTGCGTTTTTTGCATGAAAAGGGTCAGCATTAAAGCTAGTCCCAAAAGAATCTATGTCGCTTGGAGTTTGTACGCTTGACGCGCCAATCTTGTACTCCATTATGTCATACATTTCTGGATCTATATCTCGATAGCCTCCAAAATCATATTGAAAGTTGTCCAAAGCGTCTGGAGCAGCAAGCCTGTAAACGGCTCCAGTTGTTGGAGTCCAAGCGTCTGACTTGTACATTGGGTTTTCAGGATTTTCAGGATTGAATGAATTCGGGTTACCAATCAGATCAATATCGCCATAACCCTCAAAGCTCTGGTCTTTGTCTAACACGGCAATGGACGGAGAAGGCATTTTGTTATCGCCTTCCAACAGTGCCGTCATTTTGCTTCTGTCAGTCTGGTGCAAAAACAAAAGCCTTTGATCAAAGGCCTCTGGGTCAGTCCTTATGAGATTTTGTTTTTCCGCTAAAGACACAACACCCTCTTCGTAACTTGGCACAACAAAACCAGTGGCCTCTGGATTCTTTGACGCATAAAAATTTAAACCCTTGAGGTTGCCGCTCACTTCTTCGATTTCTGTTTTGAACGGTTCTAATGAATCTTCGATAAACCCTTCTTCAAACATGCCTTTGCTTTCTAATTGAGACTTTTTCAAATCAAAGGCTTCAGTTGCTTCGCGTAACTCATCCATTAATCTTATTTCAGCCTGACCTAAAGTCTCTCCAGCCTTCAACAGTTTTTGTATAGCGCGTGGAACCTTTAGAGCGCCAGCTACAGGAGGGCCAATAATTGGCACTGCATACGCTCCATCACCTAGCACGCTTAGCCCCTGCAAGCCAAAGTCTAGGTAATTGCGTTGCGCGAGGTTTTCGGCCATTGAGACTCCGGGCGCTCCAGAAAATGGATCTATTGCGTCAATGTCTGGGAGCTGTCTCATCCCGCCAGTTGCATCCAAAGTGCCAGCACCAAATGGGAATTGTGCTGCTAAATAAGCTGCCCTTGCTGGAGAAAGAAACGGTTCAGGCTCTGGACGGCCTTGTAGTTTTCTTATGTCGCCTGAGATAGAACCTCCAGTATTAAACTTTTGCAGGTTCTGAAGATAGCCTTCTTCATCTTGATAAAACGGACTCATGCCGTCAGACATTCGTTTTTTTGCGTGCGCCCTAGCTTTGTTAATAATCTTTTTAACGACTGGATCAGTCATGTCCCAACCTGCTCCCGGTTCCATGCGCTGCATATAAGCAATCTCTTCACGCGAAAGCGTAGGAACCATCGTAGGGATCTGTATTTTTCTGCCGCCATAATTCATGTCGGTAGAAAATTCAGTCATCGTACCGCCAGAAATTAAATTTTTGACTGGACCTATAAATCCTCTGGCAGACTTTTGAGCGCCATCAGATCGATACATGCCTTGGTCAGATCCGCCCTCTTCAAAGATGTCTATGTCTTCAGTAGCCACTACGCAGCAACTCCAGTTAACGACACGATGCCGCCTTGTGCGTACTTGGTTCCGTGGACTCGGTTGAGGTATTGAGCCAAGTCTTCAATTAATTTGTCTGTTACGGGTTCTACAAGTTTTGGGTCCATCATAAGAGAGCCTGTTTGCTGTTCTCTCGGCAACCCTCTTTTAGCCATTTTCTGCATTGTCGTAGGAAATATAATTTCTGGAGGCACTCCCCGTCCAGTCAATCCGCCCATGTATTCGCCGGGAATCGCTGTGTCATAACTTAAATGGTAAGGATCTTTAAAAGTTGATAGCTCTGGCCTTGCTTTGAATATAGTGTAACCCGACTCAGCTGGATTATATTGTCCAGCTCCCTTAATAGGTTGTGGCAACCTTAACTCTGGAATCGTAACAGCTCGAACCAAATCTTCGTAGTTAGCAAATCCTGCACTTTGAGTTCCGGGCATCTTTAAAACATCTAAGAAACTTAGCCTGACTACACCAGCAGAAGTGCGTCTACCGTCAGCTTTAAACGAAGGAATATTTCCAAGCAATTGATCAACAGCATCAGGGCTTTCAATGCCCACAAAGTCTGGTATTGCAACTCGGCCTTTTGTTCCCGTCCTTACTGCTTTGTTAAATGTTAAAATATCTTTTTTAGCTGGCTTCAAGAAATCCATTTGAGCTACTGCTGCAACCGACATTGGTGTGGAGAAGTCTGCACTCTCTCTACCCATTGCAGTGGTGACTCCAAGCGGAGGCATTCCAGTTTGCTCTAGCGCCAGCCTGAAGTTTCCTTGTTTCTTGTCAGCAGCGCTTTGCATAGAAGCCCAGCCGTAAGGACCATCAGTATTTCCCGGTCCAAAGGTAAGCTGTTGGTTGCCGCGTAACGATTGCATAAACTGCGGGTAATGCGGCCCTGACTGCACTGGAACAGGAATGCTTAACGGCACTCCGTTTACTTCTCTAAGCGTGCCAATACCAGATCGATCACCTGCAACTGGCACTAAGCTATAACCAGACAATTCGTTTGGATCTAAAATAACCCTTTCCTGAATATTAGGTAAATCTGTCGCAGTTCCTACAACCCTAGCCTCTTCTCGCCTCTTGAACGCTGGCTTTTTAAGATTTTTTTCGTATGCATTTGCTCTGGTCTTGATATCTCTTTCGGTAACTGGACTTCCCTTTTTGGGGTCTATAGAACCGACTGGCGGATGCTCATCAATAAATATGTTTTTCAGGTCAGCAATACTAAAGTCTAAACTCTCTATACCGCTTTTAGCCGCCTTGCCTGCAATACCCAAACCCTTAGCTACACTTCCCAGAGTAGGGCCAGTTACCGCACCCGCAACAGGAACCATGTACATTGAGTCTCCAAGAACACCTAACCCCTGCATCGCTGCGTCAAAGAGTTCTCCGCGAGAAATATTTTCGCCTATACTTGGCATGTCTTCAGCAGAAAATGCGTCTATGAGGTCTACATTACTATCTGGCATGGCAGAAAGATTGCCAGAGGCATCCAAATATCCCATGCCGGGAGCAAACTGGGAGCCAAAATAAGCTACTTGAGCCTCACTGGGGAGGTAGTCGAAGATGTCTAAGTCGTTAGTGGCCATGGGGCTACCATTTCACCCGATTTGCCCAATAGGCGGCTGACATCTTACCTTTCGCGATGTTTTTAGCGTGGCGGGCCTTAAAACTCTTACGCCTAGCCTTCTGGGTGTCTGATTCACCCTTCTTAGGCTTGCCAGCAGTGGATACACCCTGTTGTCCGAAGCGAATTAGTTTCAAAGTGTGGCCGTCTTGGGCTAAAACCATGTGAGATTTCGTTTTATGGCTGGGGGTGCGCTTGGGTTTGTTCACCCCCGCAAGGTTATGCTTCTTCAGTAGGTTCTTTTTTCTGGTCTCATGAGCCACTACTCACCATCCTTTCGTATTTAGGCCAGTTTCTGGCCATCACCTCAAACCATTGGTCCATGCCAAGGACACAATTGAATCGATTGTCCACTGGCCACTCAGTATTTACCGCGTATAACGGCAAACACACCTGCACAGGCTTACGGTTGTATTTATATATCAAAACAGGGATCTTTTCACCTGCTGATTCACACACTTGTTGGAGCCATTCGGGCTTATAGGTCCAACCATCCGCGTAATGTTTGCACTCGACTGCGTGGTAGGGGATGTCGATGTCCGCGAGGTTGGCTTGCTGGTATTGGTCCAAGTTTCTTTTGCACGAAAAATTTATGTCTTGGGACTCAAGCCACTCATTTATTTGAGAAACCACAGATCGCTCGAATGAGGCGCCTTTTCTACGGGAATCTGCGCCCATAGGGACCCTTATCGTTTGATATAAACATAGGCGGAGTATAGCATTATGGGTGTCAGTGCTTTCAAGCGCTGATTCTCTCAGCTTGCTACCCCCTAGTGGCGAGCCTTGGCCGTCACCACATCATATCTCCGGTAAAGTGTTGAGTGGTGGCGGTCCCTTTCAAAAGGCCCGTGAGTTTTTTTGAGTATTGAGTGTGCCAAACTCAGCTATAGCGATCCAGCAACCGCCGATTCGCTCTAGGGGGTGTACACCCAATCAACTAGCCCAAATCTCCTTAAAAATCAAGCACTTAGGGGTCCCAGCGAACCTGTGCCGTAATCCCTCTGCACATAGCACACACAAACTTGCACAAAGATGCAGGCTTGCACATACGCAAAAAAGCCTTACAAATCAATGACTTAGGGGAAGGTCGGGAAATTCCTCGATTTTTGGCGTCTGGAGAGGGCGGGCGCCCTCTGCTTGTTTTTTTTCGCTACAGATCCGTTTCTGACGGCTCGATCACTTCAGCACCAAGCAAGCTCTGAAGTCTGGACTTTATATCTTCTGAGTTCATTGAGTCTATGTTGGCATTGATGTTCAAGTTCTGGCTGCGATTGATAGATAAACCAGCGAGCTGATTGAGTTCTTTGATAGCTGAAACCGCAGCGTTGTAGTGGCCATCCTCAAACGCAGTCTCTGCTACCTTCCACAACATCGTTCCAGTTTTCTCAGGAGTGATCGCATACTTAACTCTCAGCTCCTCCTGCTTCAGCCTGACGGCTTTGGTAACCTTCGGGAAGTGTTGACCATTGAGCATCTTGCTTGCAGCTGACGCTGGGAACTCGAAGCCAGCTCTTCGAGCAGCTTCAGTCTGACTACACGCACCTTCGGTGTAATGCCAAACGAATCCACTCTGCATTGCTGTGATGCCATGCTCCTCATCCTTCTCAAACGAATCAGGAACAGCTACTAAGGTTGGCTTTTCTTTCTTTTGTCTTGCCATTTGCTTTTAACAATGTCCGCGAAGATTTCTCTTCCACGCTCCC